TGGGTAATGAGGGAAACGACTAAGCGAGCAAGATTTATGGCTCTATGACTTAGCGTTCCATTTAAAAATCCCGGTCTACCAGATAGAACGAGAGATGCCCGCAAACGAATTAAAGAACTGGATTCTTTACCTCCAAGCGAGGCCTATAGGGTGGCAAGAGGACCAAAGGGTCTCGATGTTACTTAGTGCTCAAGGTGTTAAAAAACCGGGACACGAGTTATTCCCCTCACTTGCGCTGATTAGGAACTGGTCAGAATCAAGAGGAGAGGAAGACGTCATGCGCTCTAGTCTCAAGAAGTCTGTGTTTGGTGCTTTATTAGAAACAGCTAACAAGTAGGGATATCATTATTATGGCAGTATCTGTAAAACTTACAGGAATAAACAAGACATTTAAAAACCTAGATCAAGAAGTTAGCAAGTTAGTTAACAGCGCACAACGTATCGCAGCCTTCCAAGCTATAGCAGATCTCACTTTCGCTACTCCAGTAGACGAAGGTAGAGCTAGAGCCAGCTGGTTGCTTTCCGGAGTGCCAGGTAAGGTGTATGATAGTAGCAACGGCACTTTCAAACCTCCTACCCTCTTAGGTCCTATACCTAATAATCGAATTGAGTCTTTGTATTTTACAAACGGTACTCCATACATCCAAAACCTTAACGCGGGATCTTCATTACAAGCGCCTCCGCGCTTTATAGAAAAAACTGTATCTAAGTATTTTAACACGAAAGGATCTTTTGTCAAGATCATTTAACACAAACCGCCCCTATCAATAGGCTCCTAATAAAAGGAGAAACTAAGTTAGGGGCTATTTTTAAGGACTTCTCAATGGCATTACAAATTGAAGTAAAAAGTAATTCTAGACAAGCCCGGTCAGACTTAGCTAAGTTAAATAGATCAGTAGACAAAATCGCTACTAACACCTCCGCTATGGGCGATAAGCTACAGAGATCTATAGCTATTATCGGCACCGGGATTGCTGGCATACTAGCCGGAAAAGCTATCACAAACATTACGGATTCGTACCGTAGATTAGAAGCTCGTATCGCTTTAACTAACGATAGAGTCGAAGATCAAGTAAAAGCATTTAAAGCAATAAATAAAATTGCAATAGAAACCAGGTCTAGCCAGGAATCTCTTGCTGATCTATACTCTCGTATAGGTCGTGCTACTAAACAGCTTGGTGTAGAACAAAATACAGTAATACAGATTACTCGCTCTATCGCACAAGCAATTACCATCTCTGGTTCATCGGCTGAATCTGCTAACTCTGCTATTGTGCAGTTAGGTCAAGGTTTAGCAGCTGGAGCACTACGTGGTCAAGAATTAAACTCTGTAATGGAACAGACTCCTGCCGTAGCACAAGCTATTGCCAGGGGTATGGGTATAACAATCGGTCAGCTTAGGACGTTCGCTAACGAAGGGAAACTGACTGCTAATGCAGTTGTTGACGCTTTGAAAGATCAGGGCGCAGCTATTGATGCAGAATTTGCAAAGGTACCACTTACTTTTGCACAAGGTATGCTGGTACTGAGTACTGGTGTAGGTAGAGTTATTAACGAAGTTGACCAAGTATTTGGAGCAACTGAAGGACTTAGCAGGGGTGCTCAATCCCTAGGTATCCGGTTAAACGCTACCGCAGAGAATGTTGCAAAGACAGTTAGCTCGTTTACACAAAGCATAAGCAGCTTAACTTCTGGCTTCTCTTTAATTATGAAAAACACGATGCAAGTCGTTGACGCTCTCCTATTCTTAGGAAAGGTACTGGTAGAAAGAGCGCTACCCACTGAAGCCTTCCTTGCGATTAAAGCCTTCGGACAAAATTTAAAGAATACTGCTATAATAGTCGTTCAGGTAGCAGCGCCTCTTGCCAGGCTCGGTAGGTTGATTGAGATAGTAGCGCTTAAGATAGATTTCATGGCTAGGTCCCTTAGAATTGGTCCCCTTGAGAGATTCTCCAGGGCTATCGCCTTTGGGGTATTTGATGCGTTCGCTCGCTTGAATACTGCGGTTACAAAAGCAGCCGCAAGTTTCGCTAGAGCAGGCGTTATCTGGTCTAAAACAACCGCAGCTATTTTCACTCGCGGTGAATTTGCGATTAAGAGATTTAGCTTAGGCTTTACACATTTAGGCGAAGAAGTAGGAGGGGTATTCGGTGGTGCACTACGTGTAATGGGTGCTTTCGGCAGAGGAATGAGTAACATATTCGGTGGAGTTGCAGACGTCATTGCTACCTCTTTTACTGAAATTATAGCTATAAGAGCCGCAGGTATGTTTTCAGGCCTTACGAATCTCAGCACTAAGTTTGCTTCGTTCTTTGCGGACACCTTTATAGAAAGCATAACCAACGGTATGAAAACTAAAGCGGGTGACTTAGGTAGTTTGTTCTTAGAGCTAGGTAACGCAATTAATGATAACACTATCATACTTACTATTCAGGATGTGATTGACGTATTCCAAGAACTCTTTAATATAGTAGATATCCTCTTTGGTACATCTTTCAAATCATCTGGAGGTATATTTAGCTTCGGTTTAGATATCTCTTTCTTTGAAACGAAGACAGATAAGCTTATTAAGACTCTCAAGCTATTAGCACGAGAAATAAAGAATATACCACTAGGTGTTATCGCTCTCGGGGTGGGATTAATGCTTACTCCACTTGCTACCATGACGGGTTTACTGCTGTCAGTAGGAGGTACCTTCGCATTCTTGGCTACTTTAGTTACTGCGTCTTTCGTACCCAGTATGGTAGAGGCGGTTAAATCCGCAAACAATGCCACTGAAGCCTTTCATAATCTTAAAATCGTGTTTAAGGCTTTATTTTTAGACCTTGGTAAAACAGGTAGAGGTACTATTGCAGCTACTGCACAGTACTTAGTAGAGTTTGGTGAACTCGTTGTTAGGGTATTTAGAGAAGTACGGGATACAGTAGTAGGCGGCTTTTGGTCAAAGACGATGGAAATCATTGCGTCTTCTGTTAGTAAGCTGATGAAACCTAGAGAAGCAATAAAATCTTTTCTTAGTTCTGTTGTAGGTTTCTTTAAAGACGCTTACATGGCAATAGTAGGTAATTCCTACTGGAACGACACAATCGAAGGGGTTGTCAATAAGGCAGGCGAATTAAAGTCTAAAGCATTAATCAAAATAAAAGACTTTACAGAAACTACTGGTAAGCTATTTAAATCTCTTTATCAAACCGTTAAAGACTGGTTTGCCTTGATGCTTATAGAAATTTATATTTCTATTTATCTATTAAGAACGCCACAAAGAGCCTTTGAAAGTTTCACTTCCTCTATCGCTGGTTTTTTCGTTAATCTTTACAAACACGTTACAGAAGCTTTCCTAAGTACCCTTAGATCTGTTTCCAGACTTACCTCCCTCCTAGATAAACCTCAAGCTGCGGTAAAACGGTTTACTAAATCGGTTATCGGTTACTTCAAAGAAGCCTATATAGCAATAGTAGGTAACTCTTGGTGGACAGATACAATTGACGGTGTTGTTGAAAAAGCAAGAAAACTAGACGGTGTAAAAGGTAGAATAGCGCGTTTCGCAACCAATATAATTGCCAGTTTTAGAGACATCGATAGCGTAGTTAAGTTTGGACTTACCCTTAGCCTTAGTTTACTAATAGGTTCTATGTCTGCTAGTCTCGGTATTCTGGTAAGTGTTATTTCAGGACTTGGTATTGCTATCAATTCTGGTGCTACCTCTCTCTCTGAGCTAAAAGCATTTTCTGCTTCTGCTGTTGCTAGCGTAAGAGGTATAACTAAGGAATTTGACTTAGCTACAGATTCGGCAGGCGTGTTTAGCGGGGCGCTGTCCTTCTTAAGCGAACACCAGTTCTTCTCAAACATAACTTCAGGATTACAAGCAATAGCAGCATTACTACCTAGTATAGGTATAATCTTGTCGGATACCTTTGGTAATGCCATAACAGGAATTGGCGTAATTTTAGTAGCGTCTCTTTTATTACCATTTAAATCTATTGCGATTTATGCTGGCTTATTCTTCAGACAAGAATTAACCTCTGCGATCAATACAGTATTGGCGTTGTTTGGCACTAACCTTAAAGCCGTAGCAAACAATTTCGGTGATATCGGCGGCCGTCTTGTAGCTAGTATTATTAAGGCTATACCAACGATAATAGGTTTACTAGCTCAAATAGCAAGTGGTTTCATTAATGGCTTCCTTGATTCGTTCGGGATTGTTGGTGATTTACTCAGGGGCGCATTCAACCTAATAGATACTTTAACCCTAGGATTATTTTCTGGTAGAGTAGGTGCGGTAGCAGGCGGCCTACTGGGTGTTTACTTGTTAGGAGGGGCAGGTTCTCTCAATAAACTAATAACTAACATTTTCGCTTTTATGAAAACTGGAATGTTAAAAGATTCTGAGGGTTGGTTTTCCGTTATGCTCTTCGGAGAAAAAGGTAGCGGAGGACTGTTAGCTAAGTCTAAAGAACTCTTTAAAAAGATATCGGTACCTATCATGGCTGGTATGTCGGAATTTTTCACTCCTCTCCTCCAACAAATACCTGGGGCAGAAAAGGCAGTTAAGAGGTTCTTTGGTCTTATTACAAACTTTTCATTTGCTAACTTAAAGAGCGCGATGGTTGACATGGGTACAGCGATAGTCGGATTTATCCCCGGTCTAGGCGACCTTGCTAAAAAGTTTAGCCTTGTAAATATACAAACTTATCTTTCTAACCTTAGTTTTGCGGGTTTAGCAACCTCTATGAGATTGACTGCGATAAGCGCTTACCAAGCTACTTTAGCATTTCTTGCGAATTCGGTAGCTATGGCTAAGAACCTTGCTCTCCAAGGGCTTGTAATTCTAAGTCACGCAACTATGGCGGGTACGTTTGCCCTGGTAGGTACTGTAGGAGTTGCCGCATTTACTGCGGTTGCTAACGCAGCAAGATTCATGTGGGCTGCTATTTCAGGACCGCTTGCACCTTTCGTTCTTGCTTTCTTCGGTCTCATGGCAATACTCTCTTCTTTCGGAGCAACCGCTTCAGATGAAATGGAAGGTCTTGGAAAGACAACTAAGACAACTACTAAAGAGGTTGATGCTCTTTCTAAGTCAATGACAAACGGCCAAGCTCAATCAGGGTCTTTTCTTAATTCTGTAGCTAACTTGTTCGGTGGGGGCTTAAACCTAAATGTAAATTTTGAGTTTGAACCCAAAGCTGTTGACGAAGTATTTGACTACGTGAAAAACGCAAACGAAGAATTGCTTTACGACCTCCAAAGAGATACCGGGTTCCTACGATTTGATTGGGAAAACGATCTGTACACTTGGTTAGAATTAGGCTTTAGAGATGTAGTAAAAGGATTTGCTAACGACCTGAAGAGTGTAGCTAACGCAGGCCTAAGCTTTACAAATATAATGTTTGATCTTGATTTCAAGATGTTTAAGACAGATACTAAATCAGCTATAGACGATATTCTTGATGCTAAGTATCCCGGTCTTAAAGTAAAGTTAGATATAAATAAAAAAGACCTTGAGAAATTTACAACCGCTGATGAGCGTGGTATGTTTGTTAAAACTTCTAGAGACTTAGTAGAAGTAAGAAGACAGATCAGAGAAGCAACACAGGATACTTTCCTTTGGTTTGATGCTGATTGGGCTGTAGATCAAAACGCTCTTAAGGACTTGAACGAAGATCTCGTTTTCCACAAAGGTCTCATGGATAATATAACTGCCACGATGAAGCGACAAGTCAACGCGGGTAAGTACATATCTGGATTCTCTAAAGAGTGGACTAGTGTAAACACCAGGTTAAAAGAAAGTGGAACTCTATTCGGTGGTCAAATAATAACCACAAAGAGTTTATTAGATATCTCAAAGCTCAACTCGAAAGAGCAAGAGAGATATAAAGCACTTTCAATGCAAGCCTTCCGAATTGCTGGTAATATCAAAGAGATATCAGCTAGCACGGCAGGTACCGCAGCGGAGAGATCAAACCAGGTTGCCAAAGAAGTAGCTGGCCTAGAAGAAGTTAACTATCAACTTCAACAGGTAGGTGTTAAGCTCGCTAAACTTAGTAATTTTGATTTAATGAGAGCAATAGGTCTTGACGACTCTGTTAGTTCTAAATTAGGTGATGA